ATAGTGTTGAGGAATGGATAAGGCCGTTTCAGACTACTAATCAAGAAGAAAATGGGGTATAATGCGCTTTAATGATACATTATACAAAGCTTAATCAAGCATGATCAAAGAAACGACTCCATCGCGAGAGGCGAAGCGGCTAGGAGTGCGCAGCCTGCAAGAGGCCTCCCATATTTCGCAGACAAGCAGGAAGACGCTGGAGAATTGGTATCATAATCGACCGTCGCTTTTCCGTACCGTTATTATCGGGTGCGTTTCAATTAAGCGAACAAACGAAGAAAGTAAAGGGAGCACTTTTGATGGCGGATGATACAGATCGCAGTCTTGAGGATCAGCAAAAAGAATTGGAGCGCAGTATCGCAGCTGCGCGAAGGGATTTACCTGAACTGCATACTGGAGAGTGCATGGATTGTGGTGAGGAGGCGAGTAATTTACGTGAAAGCGTATGCACGCCATGCCGTAATCTGATTGAAGCCAATCGGTTACGATATGCAAGAGTGTGAAGTGATAATACTGTGAATGCTGACAAGGAGCATAGATGGATAGAATAGGCAGCAAGCAGGGAAAGAAACCTAGTTTAGAGCAGGAAACATTGTGGGTTGCAAAAGCTACTGGGTGTGCGTCTGGATATGGGGTGTCCCCAAAAAGAGCAACAAGTGACTTCAATCGAAAAAAAGAGCTTCAAAAAAAAGCATTTTCACGTGCTTCGCTGAACAAGAGAAGATCCTTAAAGCTGGATAAGGTACAAAAGAGAGTAAGCACATTGGAACGTGCGCTTAATGGACCTCCATCCAATAATGACCTGATGAAGATTATTGTTGCAATGATGCTTGCTGGTGACAGCGATCCTTTATCTGCGTTACGTAGCCTTGCTAAAGTAGCTGAGGATTCCGGCGTTTCAGCAATTCGTGGGGACGAACATGCAGGGTATTTCTTTGCAAATATTGATCATGCTGTTGATGTGGTCAAGGTGGATGTCGAGAGGGTTGAGCGCACTTTGACAAGAGGGGCTCTAGCAAAGATGCGAGCCAGTGAGCCGTAGATTATGGTCGCCAAGAAGAAAGCTCCAGCGAAGAAGAAGGTAGCGCCCAGGAAGAAAGCAGAAAGGATTCAGAGGGCGCGCTCAAACATTAACGGAAGGATTTAGATATGTATGGAAAACATGATATAACGTGTAACAGTAAAGAGATGCTTGCAGCACTCGCTCAGGTTGAGCGAGCAATTTCTCATGAGGTTAAAGCAAGTCTAAAAGATGCGTTTGATGAATGGACGGAGACGAAAGAGTTTGAAGAGTATGCCCTGAAGCGTATTGGTAAGTGGGTCAAGAGGGATGGGCGACTAATCTTGAAGAACAGTAAGGATTTATCTGTTGAGTTTTATTTTCAGTACGGAGAAGATTCAATTCTATTTAGTGTTGAAGAGTTATTGTTGGGGGCAATGAAAGACTCATCGTTGATGACGGTCGAGCATGTGATTCAACGGCTAGTATTCATGTTGGATGACTTTAGAAATCAAAGAGACAGATTAAAGTCTGGTTCTCGCAGCAAGCATCTTTACTAAAAATATGATTTTAGAATGTGCCGGAGGTAGTTAATGGTCGCCAAGAAGAAAGCTCCAGCGAAGAAGAAGGCCGCAAAGAAAAAGGTAGCGCCCAGGAAGAAAGCAGCTCCTAAGAGGAGAGTTGCAGCGAAAGAGAAACGTCCTGTAGGTAGGCCGCCAAAGTATTCGAGCGTTGAAGAGCTGGAGACACTGATCGAAGAATACTTCCAGGGTGACGATTCTTTCATGATTGTTGGTGATGGGATCAAAGTTCATGCACCTACTGTTTCGGGGTTGGCCTATCATCTGGACATGAGTACCGAGGCTCTAAGGAACTACGAGCAGAAGGGAGAATTTCTTGCGACAATAAAAAAAGCGAAGCAGAGAGTTGAGATTGCTTTAGAGAAAAGACTGGGGGGAACGGCTCCTGCTGGGACGATTTTTAACCTGAAGAATAACTTTGGATGGAAGGATAAGCAGGAAATCGATCATAACGTAGCAATGAGTCACGAAGACGCGCTGGATCAGTTGGATGGATGACCGGGAGCGTCAGATCAGGGTAAGGATGCGTGACGACTTTCCGTATTATGCAGACAAGAACCTAAAGATTCGTCCGAAAAAAGGTGGAACTAAGGTTTTTGAGCTGAACAAGGCGCAGCTATACATACATGAGAGAGTGGAGCAGCAGAGGCGCGAAACGGGCAGGGTCCGGGCAATCATTCTGAAGGGGCGACAGCAGGGGTGCTCAACGTATGTTGAAGGCCGTATGTACTGGAGGGTTTCGCACAGGAAGGGGATCAGGGCATTTATTCTTACTCATGAAGATGAAGCGACAAAGAATCTGTTTGATATGGTGGAGCGGTATCACGAGTTTAGTAATCCGTTACTGAAGCCGAGCACAGGAGCTGCCAATGGCAAGGAGCTGATTTTTGATAAGCTTGATTCAGGGTATAAGGTGGGGACTGCAGGGAATAAAGGTGTTGGGCGATCTTCAACAATTCAGCTTTTCCATGGGTCTGAGGTGGCGTTTTGGCCGCACGCATCCGAGCACGCTAAGGGTATTCTTCAGGCTATCCCAGATGAAGAGGATACAGAGGTTTTTCTGGAGTCTACAGCTAACGGGGTTGGTAACTTCTATCACCAGCAATGGAAGGCTGCGGAGTCGGGTCGGTCTGGGTATATGGCGATATTCGTTCCCTGGTACTGGCAGGACGAATATGTAAAAAAGGCACCTGCAGACTTTCATAGGTCTGCTTATGAAGAGAAGTTGCAAGAGATGTTTGGTCTTTCAGAGGGGCAGCTTGTATGGAGAAGATCAAAAATCATCGAGCTATCTGCAGGAGGTGCGGACGGGGACGCTTCATTCAAGCAAGAGTACCCAATGACTGCATCTGAGGCTTTCCAGATGACAGGAGAGGCTGGGTTGATTTCGCCAAAAGTGGTGATGAGAGCCAGAAAAGCAACAGTGAGGCCGAGTCATACTCTAGTTGTTGGTGTGGACCCGTCGAGAGGCGGAGATAAGTTTGCTCTGATTCGGAGAAGGGGGCGAAAGGCATACGGTTACGAATATTACGTTGATAGCGCGGTAGACAAGCTGGGGAAGCAGGTTGCAATCTGTAAGAAGGTGCTGGATGGAGAGCGCCCAACAATGATGTTCATTGATGCGGGTGGTGGTGATGCGCTGGTTGATAGGCTGCATGAGCTTGGTTATACTAATGTTCGCGCAGTGGCGTTCGGGTCTTCTCCATTGAATGCGGAGCTGTACAAGAATAAGCGTGCGGAGATGTGGGGGGAGATGGCTGAGTGGCTGAATGATGATAATTTACCTGTGGACATCCCGGATGATGACGAGCTGCAGTCGGAATTGTGTGCGAGTCCGTACAAGCGCGACTCACATGATCGCATTCAGATGGAGGCTAAAGAGAAAATCAAATCAGAATACGGCTTCTCTCCGGACGGAGGTGACGCGCTTGGTCTCACATTTTCTCAGTCAGTTATCGAGTATAATCAAAACGATTTGGAGCCTGAATATTATGGAGATAGCTGATGGCCGAGCAACCAACGTATGAAGATGAAGACTGGAAGAGCATGGTTGAGCAGGTTGAGGGTGATTTGAATCAAGAGTATACTGAATATTCCTTCTCGAACGGGAAGCAGTTCAAGCGTAGACAGGGGCAGTCCGCTCTATACACTGAAGAGGCAGAGGAATAATGCAGATACTTTCAGGGGTTGATGAAAAGCTCGACGGGCTCAATCAAAATCTAGCCAAGGATGTGATGGCAGCGCTGATAAAGCACTATCCAGCATACGAGCAAGGCTGGACTGTTATCGTAAATCAGCGCGGCGGCGTGATCAACATCTTGAACGCGCTTATCTCTAATCAAATGGGGTATACAGTGCTCACTGTCGACTTAATTAGTGATCCTTCAATGAGAAGCGTGATCATGGGGGCTGGCGAGTACCTTGAGAGGTACCGGTTGTCGCGCGAAAAGGTAATTAACGTTGAGAACTCGCTCTCTGATGTGAAGCGTGACTGGAAACACGAGATGGTGGCAGATCGATGATGAATTCAGCTCAAGCCCCTGCAGATGGGGAGACACAAGTGCAGGCAGACAGCGAAGAGCAGCCAGAGTCTAGCTGGTTGGCAATGTCGAGAGATGCCTTTGACACGTCCTGTGATTATTACGATGCTGAGGTCAGAAAGCAGGTAGAGAAGTCAGTTAGCCACTTTCACGGCAAGCACCCTGCTGGATCTAAGTACCTGAGTGCTGCGTATAAATTTAGATCGAAAGGGTTTCGGCCAAAGACGAGAGCTATCATAAGGCGTAACGAGGCAGCTGCAGCAGCGGCGCTTTTCTCTACGGCTGATGCGGTAGACATTCAGCCAGAATTGGAAATGGATGAGGCGCAGAGAGTATCGGCGGTATTGCTGAAGGATTTGCTGGCGTACCGGCTTGATAACTCCATCCCCTGGTTCAAGATAGCTCTTGGGGCTTATCAAGACAGTTTGACTACAGGCACGGTGATCTCTCATCAATACTGGGACTTTGAAGAGTCTAGCAACTACACCCCCATTACCCAAGATGATGGCGAGTATGTGCTGGATGATGAAGGTGGCGTTGCACTGACGGAAGATCGTGAGGTAGTGAGTGATAAGCCGGTCATTGAACTGCGTCCCGTTGAGAACGTCAGGTTTTCACCCGCGTCAGACTGGACGGACCCGATTAACAGCTCTCCATATCTGATTGATCGCTTTCCCATGCACATCGGTGATATCAAGCAGAGGATGAAGCAGGACGGCAAAGGGCAGTCTGCCTGGCATACCCTTTCTGATGGCCAGCTTGCTATGGGGACTTTGGATACGCAAGAGTCTACCCATAAGAATCGCAATAGAACCAATACAGATCGTGATCAGCGGCATAGCGTCACTGACTTCGATATAGCTTGGGTCCACAGAAACATTATCCGGCATGAAGGAAAGGATGTGATTTTCTACACGCTGGGAACCCATTTCCTGTTGAGTGACCCAATCCCATTGAGAGAGGAGTATTTCCATCTTGGGGCTGGTGAGCGTCCATATGTCATGGGGTCGGCTGTAGTTGAGGCGCATCGCACTTATGCGGCTGGCCTTGCTGAGTTGATGGGAAGTCTTCAGCAGGAGGCTAACGAGATCAACAATCAGAGGCGTGATAATGTCGCGTTAGCTCTGAATCGACGCTACTATGCGAGACGTGGAGCAACAATCGATTACAGATCTCTGACTCGCAATGTGCCGGGATCGATTACTTTGGTTGACGATATCAATAAGGATATCAGATCAGATGCCATTCCAGACGTTACGGGCTCTTCCTACCAGGAGCAGGACCGCATCAACATGGATTATGACGAGTTGGCCGGTTCATTCTCGACGAGCTCTGTTGGTACAAACCGTCAGTTAAACGAGACAGTGGGCGGTATGTCCATGCTTTCTGAAGGCGCTAACGCCATCATGGAGTATCAGCTCAGGACGTTCGTTGAGACGTGGGTTGAGCCGGTGCTTAAGCAGCTGGTCAAGCTAGAGCAGGGGTACGAGACCGACGAGGGTTTGCTGGCTATGATGGGTGAGCGTCAGAAGCTCTGGCAGAAATACGGGGTCGATGATGTGACTGATCTCATGCTACAGGGGTCAATGACTGTTCGTGTGAACGTTGGCTTTGGTGCCACCAATCCGCAAAAGAGACTGGAGAAGCTGACGGCTGGCTTGAATACGGTTCGCGAGTTCATGCCTGACGCACTATCAGGAGCAGATCCACAAGAAGTGATTAAAGAAGTGTTTGGGGCTCTTGGGTATCGCTCTTCTGAGAGGTTCTTCCCTGTTTCTGATGAACAAGACCCTCAGGTGGCTCAGCTCCAGCAGCAGATCCAGCAGATGCAACAGCTCCTTGAAGGTAAGCAGCTTGAGCAGCAAGAGAAGACCAAGGTTGAAATGGCAAAACTGCAGGTGCAGCAGGGCAAGGTGCAGATTGATTCAGAGATCGATCAGGCTAGGCTAGGTCAAGATCGAGAGCTTAAGATGATGGATATGGCTCTGAAGCGCGATCTTACAATAGCTCAGCTGCAGGCAAAGCTTGAGATTGACGCGAAGAACGCGGAGTACAAGCAGATAGACGCGGTACAGAGGGTTCAGGCGCAGGAAAGAGAGGCGGCAATCAAGCTTATGGAGCAGAACACACGCCGGATGTCCGAGAAAAACAAGGCGAATGAGCTGAACTTCAAAGCAAGCACCGGGAGACAGGGTATCTAATGGAAGACGCAGATATGCAGTTGCTTGACTCAGCAAAGCTGGGGATCGAGGCTGATAGCTTCAAAAGTAGTGCGCTGTACAGATACCTTCGAGCGCGATCAATGGCTGAGTGTGATGATGCTCTGGACGCATTGATTTCTGCGGACCCTGGCGACGTTCAGGCAAATACGAAATTAAGAAACGATATTCGTGTTGCTGAGGGTTGTTTGGCGTGGATAGATGAGGCTGTTGCAGCTGGGGCTATTGCCGTTGATCAGCTTCGAGAACAAGAGACTGAAGATTAAAGTTTTACAATAGAGCCTACCGACAGGCGGCAAAAGGAGAGTGTGATGTCAAAAGAAGCTACCCAAGATAATTTGGATGCGCGTGAATTTGTTGAAGCCCCAGTAGAAGTAAGGGTTGACAATGACGGTGTAGAGGATAATATTCAGCAAGAAGCTGTTGAAAGTAAAGAAGCTGAGGTTGAGCTTTCACCCCGCGATCAGATAGCCAATGACTACCAAGATCGTGAACATGAAGAAGCTGCGGAAGAGGAGTTGCCAGACGAGGTTGAAGTAAAGATCGATGGCTCCACTAAAATGGTTTCGAGAGAGAAGGTAGAGGGTGCTGGCGGCATAGAAGCCTACCAGAAGCGCGCCTCTGCAGATCGAGCTCTCCAGGAAGCATCTTTGCAGCGTAAGCGTGCCAATGAAGAATGGGAGCGAGTACAGGCAGCAAAGCGAGAACTTCAGCAGCAGCAGGAACAGTTGAAGAAAAGTCCTCCACCAGCAGGCGAGGCAGCCAAACCGAACCCACCAGAAGGCGGTTCAAAAGATAGTGAGTTAGCGCAGCAATACCATGATGCTCTGTTTGATGGTGATAGCAAGAAAGCAAACGAACTTTTACTGAAGATAAACGGCGGGACGCAGCAGGCCACCCCAGCAGTTGACCCAGATAAGATCGTGCAGCAAGTAACTGCAAACCTACAGCAGCAGCAGGAACGCCAGCAGAAAGCGACGGCAAAACGCAATTATGATGAGTCTCTTTTAAAAGGGGTAGATTCGTTTAACGAGGATTACCCAGATATTGCTGGTGACCCGATGCTTTCAGGGTTGGTTGATTCGGAGACAGTGCGGTTACAAAAAGAGAACCCAGACTGGATGCCGGAAAAGATCATCAAGGAAGCAGCGAGTGGGGTACAGAAGCGATTCGTTGATAAGGGCGATGTGAGCTCTTCAAACGTAAGCAAGATGGACCGGAAGCGCAAGACAAGCACACCAAGAGCGGCAAGTGGTAAGGTCAGTAAAAAGACAACACCCGCGCCAGAGTCGAACAAAGATTATGTGCAGCGTCTCCAGAAAGAGCGCGGCATGGGATAATGAAATTTTAGGAGATTGTAATGGGCCAAGTTTGGAATACAAATTCTGCTGGTGGATATATGTACAGTGGAGAACTGTCAGACGTACTGCGAAACTCTTTGCAGCCAATGACGCGCTTCCTTCAGCATTGTGACGCGGAGGATTTTACCGATAAAGGATTGAATTCTGGCGATGCTTTCCAGTGGAATATCTACAGTGATGTAGGTACCCAGGGCGGTGAGCTTGCTGAGAATGAGGCTATGCCAGAGACGTCGTTCACTATCACTCAGGGCAGTGGTACTGTGGCGGAGTTTGGAAACTCTGTGCCGTATAGCGGTATGCTAGATGATATGTCTAAGCACCCTGTTAAGCAGATTATCCATAAAGCATTGAAGAATGATGCGGTTAAGGCTCTTGAGGCTTCTGCTCATACGCAGTTTGCAGCAACACCTCTGACTGTAACCCCGACTTCCGGCAATAGCGCAACAGCTATTACATTGGAGACCACAGGTACAGCGACTGCAACCAACGCTTTGGCGATGAATAACACTCACGTCAAGCTGATTGTTGACCAGATGAAAGAGCGGAACATTCCGATCTACTCTGACGGCAACTATCGCTGCATTGGTCGCCCATCTACCTTCCGTGACTTCAAGGATGATCTTGAGGCGCTGCACTCCTATGTGGGAGCTGGCTTCCAGAGCATTCTGAATGGTGAGGTTGGTCGGTCTTATGAGGGCGTGCGCTTCTTCGAGCAGACTGGAGTTGCATCACAGGGTTGGTCTGGCGGCGTGTCTGATCAGGCGTTCTTCTTCGGTGAGGATACTGTAATCGAGGCGATTGCTGTTCCTACAGAGATCCGAGGCAAGATCCCAAGTGATTACGGTCGCGACAAGGGTGTTGCTTGGTATGCGCTTGAGGGGTTTGCTCTGGTTCATTCTGCAGCTGCTCAAGCTCGAATCGTTGAGTGGGCGAGCGCTGCCTAGTTGGTGTAACCATAATGCTTACTCACTCCATTTTAGGGGGTGAGTAAGTAAGGCTGTTCTAGATAATGTTTAAGGAGATGTGAAAATGGGATATTCCAATCCACACGTTGTAAGTTACAATTTTGGCGAGCATGATTTTGGTGCGGGCGGTGACGCTCTTGCTATCAAGGCTCCTACTGGTTTTGAGAATGGGCGCATTCTGGATGTTGGTGTTGCGGTAACAGAGACGTTCACTGCTGATACCACAGCTGGTTTTGTTCGCTTGGGTACAGCTTCTGATGCAGACGCTTATGCAGAGCTGAATATGGGTACTGCTGCGGATACTGACTATCACAACACGCAGGATGATACTGACGCAATTATCAGTGCGAGCGTTACAAACGCTCAGATTGAGGTTGCTCTGGTTGCTCCAACAGGTGGTACCCCGGCTGGTAAGGGGCATGTTACCGTTGTGATTGGCTGGTTTTAAGTTAAAGCCGGTTATTTTTAGTTAAAAACGCTACTATTTAAGGAGAGCGACAATGGAAGTTAACGAGAAAGGCCTAGTGGAGCAGAAGAAGTTTGATTCTAAGACTCCGCCACGCGGGGAGACCGGTGAGGAGACTCAGCGACCTACCTCCAAAACCGAGACCATGAAAACTGATCGCGGCACTTTCAAAGATAAGTGCTAGTTTAAAGGTGTCTTAGAGAGACAGAAGAAGGGGGGCTGCACTTGTGTTGCCTCCCTTTTTTTAAGGGGAAAACAATGAAAGATACAGAATACTGTGGTTATGAACACTGTGGCTATGAGCCTGTCGAAGAGGTGCCTGAAGGCATGACTTCTGGGCATGATTACTCTATCGGTCGGCCACGCGGAAATGGTTACGCTGCTGACGCAAAAGAGTATAATTCTAAAGATACAATGGATCAGGCTGAAGATGGGTTGATCTCACGGAGACCGCTATAATGTTTGATAAAAATAAGCCATACGGCGAAGTGTTTGGGATGCCGGGTGTACGGTACGTGCAGGATGGCGCTAACTACAGCGCGGATGGAGTTCTTGTGACAGAGAACTCTGATGATGCGGGCGGTGAGTCTGTCGATGAGTCGGGCGAGCTGGACTATGAGAGTATGTCATGGCACCAGCTGAAGAAGATTGTTGCTGCTGCTGGTGGAGAGTATGAGGGCAAGGAGGAGGCTATCGCTTTCCTGTCTAACCTCGATGAGGCGGCAGACTAATGACTTATCTTGACCTGGTGCAGCGTTTGGCCCGGTCTATCGGCATTACAGAGCCATCCACTGTTAGTGGCCAGTCTGATATGGCTGGTAGACTGGTGACGTGGGTGGCTGATGCCGATGAGTTGATTGAGGAGGAATATTCTGATTGGGATTTCCTTCAAGATGAAGCAACAATCACCACTGTAGCAAGCACGCGTGAGTATTCGCTTGCTGATATTGGTATTGGTGTTGGTGATAGCGATATTCTTGCCAGCTGGGATCGGGAGACGTTCATCCGAGACCCCTCTTTGTCTTCTCATCAAAAGCTGACTCAGATCGATTATAAAGAATGGCTTCTTGGTAAAAAGTTGGGGGCCGTTCCTACTGGAACCCCCTCTCATTTTGTTATTAAAAAGGACGGTAGTGTAGTTCTGTACCCTACACCGGACGCTGTGCATACGGTGACGGCAGACTACTATAAAAGGCCTTCCCGCCTTAGTGATGATGGTGATATATCAGTAATACCGGCGCACATGCACAAGGTTATCGTCTACAGAGCTAAGATGTTTTTTGCTGAGTACGAGCAAGATACGATGCTTTATCAGTCTGCTTCTGCTGACTTTAACGGTGCGTTTGACTCGTTGAAGGCTCACTCTTTGCCAGGGCTTGACGCTATGAGTCGTGCGTCCGGCGTTGAAATGACGGTGATCCCAGAATAATGGCTGTCCAATCCAAGTATATCAAGTTTGGCGGGGGGCTTGATCAGCAGACGGCTGTAATGTCGATGAACCCGGGCAAGCTGCTGGCGGCCAAGAACCTGGAGTGCAAGATTGAGGGCGGCTATGCTCGGATACAAGGGTACGCCAAGTTTGATTCTGACGAGGTGCCGGGTGAGGGAGATATCCTTGGTGTTCACATATACAACGGTAAGATTTATGCGTTTCGTAACGCTGTAGGTGGCGCAACGGCGGTGATGTTTGAGTCTGAGGGCGAGGGGTGGACCTCGAAGAAAACCGGGCTTACTCCTGACGGTAGCTATGAGTTTGATAGCTATAATTTCTCAGGCACAGAGAAGATGTATGGTGTGTCTGGCGTTCATAAGGCTTTCGAGTGGGATGGCACAACGTGGACGGATATCACAACGGGAATGCCGGACGATACGCCGGATCATATTGTAGGGCATCAGAATCACCTCTTTCTTGCCTTTGGTCCTTCCCTGCAGTTTTCATCTCTTGGAGATCCTACAGGGACATGGAGCGTTGTCACTGGGGCGGGAGAGATCCTTATTGGTGACGGTATAACGGGATTCGCAAAGGTCGCCGGAGGCTCTACGGGTGCCTTGCTGACGTTTAGCCGAAACTCTACAAGCGTGCTGTACGGATCTTCTGCTTCTGACTTTGTGTATTCTGCGATGAAGGAGTACGGGCGGAAGGTGGGGGCGATCGCGGGGACAATTCAACAGATTGGGTCCAGAGTGAAATTTATCGATGATCGTGGGGTTATGGATTTTGCAAGAAGCCAAGATTTTGGCGACTTTCAGGATGCAGTTCAATCCAATTTGATCAAGAATATTATCAGCACGAAGCGCACAGAGGTAGTTCAGAGTTGCGTGATAAGGGCGAAGAGTCAGTATAGGGTATTCTTTTCCGATGGCTGGGGTGTGGCTGCGACACTGGATGGCAATAAGATACAGGGCTGGACAGAGATCTACTTCCCTAACCCAGTAAAGAAGGTTGTATCCGGCGAGGACTCAACAGGCAATGAGCTTATTGTTTTTGGATCAACGGACGGTTACATTTACCAGATGGAGAGTGGGGACTCATTTGGCGATAACAATATCGAGGCGTATGCGCTGACAGCCTTCACGAATGTTGGTTATCTCCGTAGAGATAAGCGATTTAGAAGGGCTCTCTTTGACATGCAGGCTACAGACGCGACAACTATTCAGGTGCGGCCTGCGTATAAGTTCGAGTCTATCGCTGGGCTTACATACAAATCTCTATCTATTATTGGCGGAAGAGGTGGAGTGCTCGGGACTGGTGTTCTCGGATCGTTCCTGCTTGGCGCTTCAAACATTAACGAGGGAGCAATTGATATCGCGGATGTTGGCGACTTTATTGCTCTTCATATCTATTCGGACTCGTCGACAGATCCTGTTTGGGAGATTGACGGGGTAACTTATGAGTTCATTCCAGGAAGGTTGCGGAGATAATAATGGCAGACAATGATTTTTATAGTAACAGCAAAGTTGACGGCCAGTATTGGACGGCGCAGGATGTTGAGAATGTAGAGAAAGGCTTTGAGCTGCTAGAGGACGCAACAGCGTCGATACTCGAAAAGGATGTGTCTGGAGGGATCGATGTTACCCTGACAAGCACAGCAAAGGCGGTAAGTGAGGAGCGTTATGCTATCCATGTCTTTACAGGCACGCTGACCGGCAACATCAATATTATTGTAAGCACTGCAGAGCAGGTGTACCGGGTATTTAACAATACCAGCGGCGCGTACACGTTGACTATGAAGACCTCAGCAGGAACCGGAATCACCATCCCTCAAGGCGAGAAGATGGCTATGTACTGCGATGGTACCAACGTGGTTGATCGTGAGACTGCGTTCTCTACCTTGAACGTCGGTGATTCTGTGCAGATTGATGGTGTTGTTGATGAAGATGATATGGTCTCAGATTCTCCAACCAAAGTAGCAACACAGCAGAGTACCAAAAAGTATATTGATGATGAGGTTGGTGCTGTTGATTCTGATCTCACAGCTCACCTGGATGATACCGAAGATGCTCATGATGCAAGCGCAATCAGTAGCGTTGCTGTTGGCAACGTCACTTCTCAAGACGTTCAATCAGCAATCGAAGAGCTGGATACTCAGGATACGGATCATGCGGCGTTAACCGAGGCTCATGGGGCGACAGGTGCAGTGATGGGTACCACTAATACGCAGACTGTCACGAACAAGACTCTTGATGCCTTGAGTAATCTGATTGGTGCAAACCATATCCATGTAAAAGTTAGAAACACCACTGCGGGCGCTCTAGGTAAAGGTACGGTGGTGAAGGCTACCGGGTATAACTTGGGGCAAGACTGCGTAGAGGTCGCGGCAACTGCAGCAACTTCTGATGTTGCTTTCGGTGTTTTGAATGAGGAGCTGGCCGTCAATACGAATGGGCTGGCGGTCAATACAGGCGTTGTTGAGAGCGTTGATACATCCTCATTCTCTGTTGGTAATAAGCTCTACAGCGATGGTGCTGGCTCATTCACGACCACAAAGCCATCTTCTGGCCTGTACCAGACGTGTGCATTCGTGCTTCGCAGTCATGCGAATAATGGCCGGCTGTTCGTAGAATTTACAGAGCAGTTGGACGCTGATGGCGAAATCAAGCTTGGGCATATCACAGTTTCTCAGGCGGTGGATCTGGATGCTATTGAGGCTTCGGCTGATGTAACTGATACAGCTAACGTAACAGCTTCAGGTGCTTTGATGGACTCTGAGGTAACTAACCTTGCTCAAGTTAAAGCATTTGATACAACTGATTATGCTACTTCTACTCAAGGTACTACAGCGGATAACGCTTTACCTCTAGCAGGTGGCGCAATGACAGGTGCTATCACTACAAACTCGACCTTTGATGGTAGAGATGTAGCTACAGATGGTGCTAAGCTAGATGCTATTGAAGCAGCAGCAGACGTAACAGACACAACCAACGTAACCGCTGCTGGCGCACTGATGGATAGTGAAGTAACTAACCTTGCAGCTGTTAAAGCATTTGCCACTACGGATTATGCTACTACTGC